TCTGTGTTTTCTGACACTTCATTACCTCCTTCTGCGTTTGCCTGTTTTGCAATTTTGTTTGTATCAGGCAACGTTAATCTTGACTTGTGTAAATCAAGAATTCTATCTATTTCCTTTGCTTTGTTTGCATCATTTGATTCAACCCAACCAATCAAAGTTGCAGGCTTACCAGAAACTGGTGATGTATATTCTGCCTCTGTTGACATAAATACAGAATCACTGTCTTCGCAATAAAAAATGTTTTCTACTTTTGTCTCCGCTGCGATTCCCTTAAATAGCAATTGACCATTCATCTTCTGAATTGACAAGATGCTGCATAGTTCATTTGCTGGAGAATCTACAACTGATAGTTCTACGAGTGAGTACTCTTTAATAAATCTTACTGGCTTACCTGTGGACTTGTTTACTTCGTTCTCTGAATCAATAATCTTTCCGCCGATTGAGAATCCTTGTAGGGTTCCGTCCAAAATCTTTTCCCATGTATCTTGTGCGCCTTTTGAAATGTAAGCATCTACATAAACGCCATTATAAAATTCTTTTGTTTCTGGATCGTAATATGTCTCTGGCTTAAATGAAACCATTTTGCCAACAGCATTTGATCCGTGCATCTCACGAATGTTTCCACGGAAAGATTCGAATGCTTTGAGTGATGCTTCTTGTGTTACGACATCTCCAGTTTGATCAAGATTGTCTAGCGTAGCAAAACCAGAAACGGTGCGCTTTTCACGATTGACTTTTGTAAATGGCACGGACAAATTGATATTGTCGCCACTAGATGACCATAGAGATTTTTCAATATTCATATGCTTAATTTTATAACGTTATTATATATAAGGCAAATAATCAGTTGAGTAGTATTAGTCTACTTGTCTGCCTTCGCCTTGAGGATTTCTAGCTTCCCCTGAAATATCTGGGGAATTATTATCTCTCTGCTGATCTCTGGTTCTGGTATTTCCAGCCTGGGCTCTTGCTTCCGCCTGCTGTTGTGGCTTTAATTCAACCACTTCATCGCCACCGTCCATTGGTACCATACCCTTGCGAATTCTAACTTCATTAGGGGTAATTACCTGCATTCTTAAATAACGCTCATCAATCTTTGACTGAGTATCCTCATCTGTAAGGGCCAACTCATTAAATTTAATTTGAAGGGCATCTGTCATTTCTTCAATTAATTTATTTAATTTCTTTTCTAGAATATCTTGTACTGGGCGGCACACCTGCTCTTTAAATGTTTTATCTGCATCACGGGCATTTGCCAAAGAAATTCCTTGAGGGCTACCAATTTTAGAAATTGGGACACGATGTGCCATTAATATTTCATCACGGTTAGACTGACGATATATATTAAATGACGACTCTTGTGCTCCCGCCTCAACTGGCTCCATCTTAAATTCAACCTTAGAATCTGGGCTATCGGCTGGAAGAGGGATATAGAGTGAGCGGTGATTCTTTCCTTTAAGACCAACTTGGAAAAATTCCAGAAGCTTTCGCTCTGACTCTGTAGAAAGTTTTGCTCCCTTTACTGTAATGATATATCGTGGCACTGCTTTATTCTCAAAATAATCTAGGTTATATTTGCCAGCAAACTCGTTTCCAGCCATAGCATTTGATGCTGCTACGATGTCTGGAATTCCGTAGTAATTATTGCGTGGTGTATATTTCTTAAAATGAATAATTTCGTTTGGTCTGTCGCTGCCGTCCGCAATTGGATTAGGGGTTTCCTGATCTCCGAAATTACGGAAGAACACAGCCTTGCCATAAAGCAATTGGATAAATCCATCACGAAGGCGGCGGACACGCATTGTCTTTGATGGGATATGTCCGATATATCCGATCTTACCAGAAGTAGTTCTGCTAATTTCTAAATATCCATTTCCTGTAGCCTCTACGTCTGTGTAGAATTTAATAAGAGTTTCTTTAAATGTTTCTTCTTCGTTGCAATCTTCTAGCCACTCATGTAGATCTTGACGAAGTCTATCAAGCTTTCTACGAGCCCGCTCTAACTGTGTATCATTATCAATGCCATCAATTGCATCCATTGTTTTACGTGTCTCAATAAAGTCATAACCAAGACCTACAATATTTGAGACTTTAGCATTAATTGCTGCATAGTTGTATGGAGAGATTTCATAAATATGTGATAGATATTCAAGATTATATGGAGGCTCAATAAGATCAAACATTGCATAGCCAGTAATAGCCTGTGCAAGAAGATTCTGCTGTGTTTCCGCCCCGTCAATACCTACAAATCGCTTTTGAATTGTACGATTCATTTTACGACGGAATGTAGATCCAAGACCTGCAATCTTTTGCAATTCATCGCCAGATACCATAAAGGCATCATTTGTCTTAATTACATTAGCTGATGGTATGTGGAAGTCAGACGCTGTAAGCGCATGTACGCCTGTGTCTAGACTTTCTTCTTTATCTTCAAACATTCCCATGCTTTTGCGCCTTCCTTGTTTCTTCTTTATAAACTCCAATGTCTAGAGGATCTGGTGTTAGCCCCCACTTTAATCTTTGTTGCTGATACTCAAATTCTTCATCATCAATTTTGCGCCGCCCTGACAAGAACAAAGGCTTGCCTTCATAAATGCCATAAGATCTTACCTCTCTAGAAAGAGCATCAATACGAGATCTATTGCCTTTCATAGATGTTATAGATAAGAAATTGCCATCGTCATCGCCTATCCACCGTCCGTCTGGCATCTCCCAAACATAAATTCCAAGGGTAGTTTCTTCTGGTCCTACCTTAACGCTGCTTTTTTTTATATCCATATGGATTTATTTTACCACTTTCATATGCCTAAGTCCAGCTTTTTGTCACTCAAAATGACAAAATTATACGTTTTGTATCACAAGCCAGTCATTATTATATGAATCTACCCCATCTTCTGTCACCGTCAATACCGAAGTATCGGTTATGGATGAGGTCTGCTTACGAATATATAGGTCATAATTAGCATTTGCTTGTGTAGAATTAAAGGCTGTTTCGTATAAAGTTATATACTGGTACAGGGCAGAGACGGATCCATTTGTTGAATAATTAAATCTAATATCTCCTGATACCGCCGAGCTGAATACCACTATAACGTGGTGTAATTGATTTGCCTTAAATACATTGGAAACATTTGTTTCTGAGGTTTTATTTACCCCATTTACGTATATAGCTGAAATGTCTGTTTTAGACATTGTCCCCGAATTGCTCCAGCGTATTGACGAAGCTCCATATCCGTTTGTAGATGTGGTTGAAAGTAGACCGCTATCAGTTAAAGCGGCGGGGGTATAAAAGAATTCTATAGTTCTGACACCCTTATCTGTCGTAATTTCAAATCCAGAGTCTACTACCGTTCTAAGTCCATTTCTACTATTTCTAGATAAAATGTCATAAGGCAATTTTCCAAGAGTTATTCTATAATCTGAAATTGCAGACTCTTCTTCTAAAGTACTCATATATCCAGATCCATTGTAGGAATATCTTGTTTGATTATTATAGAACAATACATCTAATTTAAATAATCTTGGTATGTACCTTGAAGTATCTGAAGATGTGAATGTAATTTTTAAATACAGTTTTCCAGTAGAGGCAAAACTATTTAAAGTGTATCCAGGAATTTGTTGTCCATTAATGCATGGGTTATATGTTGTACCATCTGTGCTTGCCTGTATTGTAATTCCATTATCCCCGTCCCATTCTATTTTAGACGAGTCAAATGTAGCGGTAGTTGGAATAGAAATAAAATCCTCAACTATTACTGTGCTTGCGTTTGCTGTATCTGTTTCTGTAACCTCAAGACAATCTAAAGATTGATTATGGGTTAATCCAGTTGTAACTAATTCTTCCCAACCTTTACTTTCAGGATAAGTAAATTTATATAAAGACGACATTTCGTCATCATACATTTCAAATAATTCTCCGCCTGATGGGTCAGCAATTTGAATTGCTGGAAGTCCTTGTCCTTGTGAGAAGTGATAAGATATCTGGTTTTGAGATAAAGCATATCTATAGATTGCTACGCTATTTATTAAGAATGAATCCGCCGATGACGGTGTTGGTCCGCTTATTAAATTTAAATCGGTATTTGTAAATTCAAAATCAGATAAAGACTTAAACTTAACCAGCTCTCCATCTATGTATATTGTTGCTGCAGTAACTGAATACACGCAGGCTATATGAAATACTTTATTGGTTGATGGTAGCGTATATTCTAAAAGATCTGTATCTAGTTTAAATAGAATATTTCCTTTTTGATAGAATACTCCAACATCTTCTGTTGAATCTCCTACTAATGGAATTTCATTAGAAGAAGTTATTTGTGGGTAAAGCCAGAATTCTATTGTAAATTCATTATCCGAATAGTATTTTTTACCTAGCATTATGCACCACCAGTATAATCATTTATTAAGTTATATACAATAGAGTTATTGTTTGTTATTTTTGTAGCTCGTCCATTTCCAATTACTATAGGAAGAATTTCAGATTCTGGATCTCCTATATAATTGCCATCATTTTCACATCCAGAGTGATCATACACAATATCTCCATAAATATTTGCATATGAAGAAACATTATCTAAAACATCTTGATACGACGAAAACTGTGACAGGAAATCGTTATAATCGTTTACCAAATCCACAGTTGTTAAATCATCCAATGGATAATAAGCTATTGGATAATCGTATAGTATAGATGCTTTATATGACATTAGACAATTGCTGCTATTTGAGCCTGCTTCTCAGCAATCTGATCTTCTAGTTCAGAAACTTTTGCTGCGTCTGGTGATGTCTTTGCATTTTCTGCAATTACTTCAACCTCAAGAGCATACATCTGATATTCAAGATTACGTTTTGCTGCAATCTTAATCTGAGCCTTTTCATCATCTGTAAGTTGTGTATATGTTGCCATTATTCCTCCTATATATTATTTAGCCTATCAACTTCTTGTTGTAAGGCATTTTTTTGAGATATCAAATTAGAGATTTGCTGCTCTGTTGACATCTTGCCATTTGGTATAGGGCCAGTTGAATTATTTTCAGCAAGCCATTCCAATCCTATTTCTATAGCATTTATTTTAGCAGACAACACTTTTATTTTATCTATGTTATCCATTAAATCACCCATGTTAATGTTCCGCTACTTCCAGCGCTATTTGATGCAGTTACATTATATTGTGCCCACGAACCATACGAATCAGAATCCCATCCTTGCTGGGGAATATTTAAAGTTGTGGATAAGCTGCTAGAAGAAAGTGTTCCTGAATTTCTAAGAGACCATGGTCCAGTATTAAAGTCTGATGAATACACTGTCCAACTATAAGTAATTGGAGTTGTTCCAGAAGACGAAGATGTAAAAGTAGCATTTGTTATATAATTAAAATTATTTCCAGACGAAGGAAGCTGATACGTTCCTCCACCATTTGTTGGGGTAGATGGCGCTACTGCTGCAGATTGAAAAGTTCCAGATCCACTTGTATATCCTGAATACTTAGTAGTTAAACTAACAGAACCTGATTGTGAAGATCCTTGCGAGCCTCCCACATATGCCACCACTTGAAAAGATGTGCTTCCTGAAGTATTTCCTTTTGTATATGTATAAGAATTAGAAGTTGTAGTAGTAATAAAACTTCCATCTACATAAATATAATATGTAACTGTAGTGTGTGATCCAGATATTGCATTCCAGCTTCCAGTAACACGACCATTAAAATTTGCAGATCTTATAAAAACAGTAAAGGAAGTTCCTGCAGTACCGCTTACAACATTTGCAGTTCTAGTACTATCATTTCTATTTGTTAAAGTTCCAACAGATGAATATCCATCATAAAAAGATATGTTTGTTCCTGCTCCCCAAGATACGTTTGCAGTTGTTTGTCCAGTAACTGTTACGCTAACTGAAGACGGTGCTCCTGGGGTAATTGTTGAATCAGATACTGACAAACCTGTTACCGTTGGCAATGCAATAAATGAACTGCTATATGCAGAAGCTGAAGATCCTGTCGATGTATTTGTAGCAGTAACTAGACACCATACAGATGCTCCAACTACAGATGCTGGGATTGTTAGTGATGAGGATGTAGCTCCAGATATTGCTGTTCCGTTACTTGCGTTATACCATTGATATGAATAAGAGTTTGGATTACCATTCCATGTTCCTGTTGTAACTGTTGCTGTTCCGCCTAAAAATGTGCTACCTCCAGTAGTTGGCGCTGTAACATTTGTTACAGCAGCACTAGTTACAGTAATTGAATTACTAGATATTACTGGGGTAGATCCTCTATTATTTGTTGCGGTTACTCTACAAGATATTGCATTTCCAACATCTGCAACAACTGTGCTATATGTAGAACTAGTTGCACCAGATATGTCGCTTGATCCACGTCTCCACTGATAGGAGTATGACGCTGGTGAGTATGCTAGATTAGAGTTCCAAGATCCTGTTGTACAAGAAAGAGTATTTCCTTGTGTAGCTGTTCCAGAAACTGTTGGCGCCGCCGTATTTATTGGATATTCTGGATACCATTGTTTCCATGCAGATCCATTCCACATCCAACCTCTTACTGCATTTTTCCAGGCGGAACCATTGTATAATTTTAATCCGTTTATATTTTTCCAGTTAGAGCCATCATATAATTTGCTTACCATGATTAGGCCTCGTGATGTATAAAGATATCGCCTGCTGCTTGTGCTGTTGGATTTGTTCCAGATGTGTTATAAAATACTCTATTAGATGCAGTAGTCATTCCATTTAAATATGCATTAGAATTTGTAGCACCTGTTGCGCCTGTTGGTCCTGTTGGACCAGTTGCGCCAGTTGCACCAGTTGCACCCGTTGGACCAGTTACTGTGCTGGGAGCACCTGTTGCGCCAGTTGCACCCGTTGGTCCTGTTGGACCAGTTGCGCCAGTTAAACCAGTATCACCAGTTGCGCCAGTTGGTCCTGTTGGACCTTGTGAACCTGTCAGACCAGTATCTCCTGTTGCACCAGTAGGACCTGTGGGACCAGTTGCGCCTGTTGGTCCTGTAGCACCAGTAGGACCTGTGGGACCAGTTTCGCCAGTTAAACCAGTATCACCAGTTGCGCCAGTTGGTCCTGTTGGACCTTGTGAACCTGTTGGTCCTTGAAGTGGTCCAACGTTTAACCAAGTAGTTCCATTCCAAACATATAAATCCATTCCTACAACATATCCGTCTCCCAAATTTCCAGTTGGATGTGCTGATTGTAATGCTGCTAGTGTTGGATATGATCCAAGAATTGTTACGCCTGCACCTTGTGGTCCAGTTGCACCAGTTGGTCCTGTTGGACCTATTTCGCCAGTTAAACCAGTTGGTCCTGTAGCGCCTGTTAATCCTGTGTCGCCAGTTGCGCCTGTTGCACCCGTTGGACCTGTAGCGCCTGTAGCGCCTGTAGCGCCAGTTGGTCCTGTAGCGCCTGTTGCGCCTGTTGCACCAGTTGGTCCAGTTACTGTGCTTGGTGCGCCAGTTGCGCCTGTTGGTCCTGTTGGACCTGTTGGACCAGTAGGGCCAGGATGTGCATCTAAATATGCATCAACATCTGCCGCAAGATAACTCAGGTCTCTTGGAATGTCTGGAGTATCTGAATATTGAGGGTATCTAAAACCTTTGCCTGTTGTGCCCATTTTTACATTATAGCATCTTCAGCCTTATAAGCCTTTTTATAATAGGCTAAATTAGATGCTAACCTTTCGTCTGGATTTATTGAGTAGGCTTTTTGACCCGCCTCAAAAGCTTCTTTATGATTGCCTAAATTATATTCTGCTATTGCTTTTAAGTCATATGGTAGCCATCCCCATGCCTCCGCCTCACAAAGATAGTCCATAGGTTTTTCTAAAATTGACAAAGTTTTATCGCATACCTGTTTGCATTCGCTCCACATATTTTTTTCATAATAATATTTTGCAAGATCACAGTATGGTTCACGTCTATCTGGGCATAGTTCAGATGCCTCTATGAGCCATGTCAACCTATTATCTGGCTCACATTGTGCAAGATACCTCATAGATTGTGCACGTTCTGGAGCCCATTTGGCGGAAGGCAAAGATAGATGCCTTTTAAATTCTTGTGCTGCTTTATCATACATTCTATAAAAGAAAAGCTCTCTGGCATAGTAAAATGAATTTCTATCATCATTGGGATCTTCCTTTACAGACATTTCTAACATAGGCAAGTATTGTCCTCTTGATTTAGAATTATCTGCATGATGATGAATTTCTAACCCTATCCATTCTTCTATTTCCTGCCCTGAATAGCAATGCACAATTTCATGAACTGGGTGCTTCCATCTATAGTTATTTCTTGAATGTATCTTTGTTCCAGAAAATTCTAACCCTGGACTGCCGTCCTCGTTCCAATTCCAAACAAATCTATATCTTGGGCGGGTTGTATTAGGATTAACTTTTTCTAGATGTTTTCGCCAGCCGTCGACAAGAATCTCGTCCATATCAAGAGCGATACAGTAGTCGATATCTGGCGGAAGTAGGGATAAGGAAACATTTCTAGCGTCATCAAATCTAAACGGATTTACATTTATACTTACAACATTTATGCCAAGATTTTTGGCGGCAGTAATAGTATTATCACTAGATCCAGTATCTACAATTAATAAATAGTCAGCATTTTTTGCAGAATTATACCAACGTTCTACAAATTGTTCTTCATTTTTAGCAATTGTATATACTGCTATTTTCATGTATTAAATATACTATATTAAATAAAAAAAATCAATGATTAAATAATTATACTTCCACTTGAAGTAAATTTATAATATCTGTATCCGCCAGAAGTAAATGTAGATGGAGATCCAGTGGTAGAAGAAGCAGCAGCATTAGAATCTGGATATCTAATAATTACTATGCCAGATCCACCATTACCTCCAATAAATCCGTTTCCTCCGCCGCCTCCGCCGCCTCCAGTATTTGTTGTTCCAGAAACTGCTGTATTCGTTGAGTTACCTCCGCCTGCGCCGCCGCCGCCTGCGCCGCCTGCGCCGACTTTATTAGCATTCCATGTTGCGCCTCCACCGCCACCAGCAAGGTATCCTCCAGAACCAGCAGAAACTATTGATAACCATGCAGACTCAGTATTTCTACCTACTCCGCCTGCGCCAGCGCCATCTGATGGTCCAGGTTGTCCCGCTCCACCAGCACCTCCTCCACCTCCGCCTGCATATCCGCTTGTTCCTGTGTAAGCATTACTTGCTCCAGGATATCCTTGACCAGCAGGTGATGCTGCACCACCAGATTGATTAGCTGGTCCGCCTCCGCCACCAGAACCGCCTGGACCGCCACTACCAGTAGCTCCATAACCTCCTCCTGTAGAAGTTATTGTTGCAAATGTTGAATTTGATCCTTGTGATCCAGGACCTTGAGACGATGCATCTTTTGCTGTTGCTCCCGCTCCTACTGTAATTGTATATGAAGTTTGTTTAAATAATGAAAGTGATCCAGTTAAATATCCGCCAGCACCGCCGCCGCCTGAAACATAGTTTCCTCCATTAGAATAACCAGATGATCCTCCACCAGCGACAACTATATAATCTACAGATATTGGAGCTAATGGTGTAATTGAATTACTTGCAGAACTTGCTGTAGAAGTTCCATTAGCGTTTGTTGCAGTAACTGTAAATGTATAAGCAGTTCCATTTGTCAGGCCAGTTACAGTAATTGGTGACGATGCACCAGATGCTGTAATATTTCCTGGAGATGAAGTTACGGTATATGAAGTTATAGCAGAGCCACCAGTTGCTCCTGCTGTAAATGTAACAGATGCCTGTGCATCACCTGATGTTGCAGTTCCAATTGTAGGAGCCTGTGGCACGGTTGTTGCAGCAACTCCTGATGAGGGAGTTGATGCTAAAGAAGTCCCAAAATTATTTCTTGATTGTACTGTATATGTATATTGTTGTGATGATTGAAGTCCAGTTACAGTAATTGGAGATGAGGCTCCGCTAAATGTCGTTGGAGATGTTGCAGGAGATGGCGTAACTACATATTCTGATGCTATACCTCCGCCAGTGCCTGCCGAAAATGCGATAGATGCTTGACCGTTATTAAACGCTCTGCTGGACCCTTGATTTGTTGCAACTACAGATGTTGGAACTGGAGAAGCTGCTCCAGAAACTGCCATCCATCCTCCTGCTGTATAAATTTCTAGTAATCCATTTGTGCCATTATAAAATGTTTGTCCAATTGATGGAGATGAAGGTCTGTCTGCTGTTTGACCAAAAGGTGTTCCTGATATAGATGATTTTCTAATTGCCATTAGTCAAACCTCCATCCTACCGTCGCTCCTGTATATACAAATGTTGAGCTAGCTTGATTTACATCTATTATAGCATTATCTGCTACTCCATTAATATTACTGCCGTTTCTGGCTATTGTTATGTTATTTGTTGCCGCCGTCCCAGAAGCATCGTAAATTGTAATTGTGTCGCCTACAGAAGGAGAGGCGGGAAGAGTAAGAGTCCTAGCAGCAGTAGTATCTACAAAATAATTACGGCCAGCAGATAGAGTTCCATTTGCTGATTGAACTACATTAAAGGCGGAAGGAAGAGCAGCAGCAACACCAACGGTTTGCCATTCTGTTCCGTCCCATACTTTAATTATTTTAGCCATTATATTAATTCCTTCATATTAAAACTGTATTGTCCCTGTTCCAGCTGTAAATCTATAAACTCTATATCCTGCACGACTTGGAGTATCGTAAGTTAATCCAGCACTAATTAAATATGGGGCTGGATAACTGTTTGAGTAAGCAATTATAACAACTCCAGATCCGCCTGAACCAGCACCTGCTGCGACATCTCCACTATATCCACCGCCGCCACCGCCGCCACCTAAATTTGTTGTTCCAGAGGCAGCGACTTGAGTAGGATTATTTAGTCTAGAACCAACTCCTCCACCACCTGAGCTTGAAGCTCCAGCTGTTGCTGTGCCAGCACCACCGCCACCACCTGCGTAAGTTATAGAAGATCCAGTTATTGAACTAGCCGTTCCAGCGCCACCAGCACCACCAGTTGTTCCTGAAGCATTTCCACCTACAGCACCAGCACCACCGCCGCCACCGCCGCCAGCGTTACTAGCAGCAGATCCTCCATTATTTCCTTGACCTGCTGTTCCAGATCCACCTAAAGTAGAGGGTGTTGGAGTTCCAACGGGTTGTCTGCCGCCACCACCAGATCCTCCAGACTGAACTTCTTTAACACTTCCATTGTCATCTCTATGACCACCAGATCCTCCACCTAAAGATGTAATAGTTGAAAAAACCGAATTACTTCCATTACTTGGAACTGCATGTCCTCCAGTTCCTCCTCCATTGTAACCTCTATTACCTCCTGCACCAACTGTTATTGTAAGTGATGTTCCTGGAGTAATTGCAAAACTTGTTGCAGTCCTATAGCCACCAGCACCGCCTCCTCCATTTATAGATCCTCCACCGCCGCCGCCAGCCACAACAAGATAGTCGACTGAAGATGTTCCTACTGACGGAGTTATGCTGCTGCTTGCTGAAGATGAGATTGAATTTCCATTTTCATTTGTTGCTACAGCTGTAAATGTATATGATGTGCCATTTGTTAAGCCAGTTACAGTTACTGGCGAAGTGCCTGTTGCGGTAATATTACCAGGACTTGATGTTACTGTGTATGAGGTAATAGATTTTCCACCAGTTGCATTTGAAGATATTGCAACTGAAATAGCTCCTCCAGACACCCCTCCAATATTTGTAACCGAAGTTATCGTTGGCGCTTGTGGAACAGAAGTTGGAGTAACCGAATTTGATGCTGAACTTGCTACAGAATTTCCATATGAATTTGTTGCAACTACGCTAAAAGTATATGCTGTGCCTTGAGTTAATCCAGAAACAGTTATTGGTGAAGATGAAGCAGACCCTGTTATTGATCCAGGACTAGATGTTGCTGTATATGTTGTTCCAGCAACTGCTCCTTCGGTAAATGGAACTGATACTGATCCTGATCCATATGCAATATTTGTTCCAATATCTGAAGATGTTCCAATTGTTACAGCGTTTGGAATTACTCCAATTGAAGACCATCCAGAAGATGTATACATCTCTATAAGTCCTGTTTGAGTATTTGCATAAACATCACCAGCAGAAGGAGAGGCGGGACGAGAAGCAGTATTTCCTCTCTTTACATGTCCATTAGCAGATGTATTATGTGCAGAAATTGCGGCGGTAACTTCAGCATCAGTTGCCGCATCTGTATTTGCACTAAATAGATTTGCTATATCTCTGATTCTGGACATTAGATTGTTATAGTCCCAGTTGAAGTAAATTTATAGTATGTATATCCACCAGATTCATATCTTGTTGGAGAATTTGTTGTAGATGTAGCTGTATATGAGCCTTCTCTACGAATTATAATAATTCCACTTCCTCCAGAGCCACCTGCGGCATTTCCTCCTCCGCCTCCTCCACCGCCAGTATTGGACATTCCAGAACTTCCAACACCATTATAAGCACCATCACCACCGCCGCCGTCTCCACCTAAGCCTCTAGGAGAATTGCCTCCATCACCACCGCTTCCTCCTCCTCCAGCATAATAATAAATTCCACCGACATTTTCGCCGCTTGACGTTGCAGCACCCCAAGAAGAATAGGAGGAATTTCCTACACCGCCCTTAGCGCCAGCATTTGCTGTTGTAGTAGTTGTTGCATTTTCACCTGCGCCACCTGCGCCTCCGCCGCCGCCTCCATTATAAGGATCTGCACCACGATTTTTACCACCCTGATTTCCTTCTGCAGGAGTGTAGCCACCTACGTTTCCTGCTTTATTGCTCCACTCTCCAACGCTAGCTCTACCACCTCCACCACCCGATCCTCCGCTCATTGCCTCATCAGCATTAATGGGTCCGCCCCTACCTCCTCCAGAAGATGTGATAGTAGTTAATCCACTTCCAGAAAAACTAGAATTTGATCCAGATGATCCGTTTAAACCACCAGACCCAGTTCCTCCTGCGCCACCGCCGCCAATTGTTGCTGTGTAAGTTGTTCCTGTATTTAATATTTGATTTGATAAAACTCTAAAACCACCAGCGCCGCCTCCGCCAGAGTAAGTTCCACCTCCACCTGCCACTACCATGATTTCAAAAAGTGCAGTTGGAGTAGCAGAATTGCTTGCAGAACTGGCAGAAGAATCTCCATTAGCATTTACTGCTTTTAAATAAAATGAATATGATTGCCCAGTAGTTAAACCACTAATTGTTAATGGACTAGATGTTTGTTCTGGTGACAGTGCTGTGTACGTTGTTCCATTTGTAGAATATTTATAATTTGTTATTGCAGACCCACCAGTGGATCCTGCAGTAAATGTTAAAGATATAGAATCTGCGCCAGCGCTTGTAGCTGTTCCTATAGTTGGAGCTCCTGGAACTGTTGTTGCAGTTACTGCTGAAGATGCAGTCGATGCAACAGATGTTCCAAAATTATTACGTGACTTAACTGTATATGTATATTGCGTAGATGATTGCAATCCAGTTACTATAATTGGACTTGAAGATCCAGTAAACGATGATGGGGTGGTTGCTGGACTTGGAGTAACTTCATAGTCAGAGGAAATTCCTCCATTGGAACCAGCACTGAAAGCTACAGATGCCTGTCCATTATTAAATGCTCTTCCAGATCCCTGATCTGTGGCTACAACAGATGTTGGAATTGCAGGTGGAGCAGAAGATGCTACCCATCCTTGAGATGTATAAATTTCCAAACATCCCAATGATCCATTATAAAACACATCACCAATTGATGGAGATGCAGGCCTATCGGCTGTTTCACCTTTAGGGACTCCTCCGAGTCCAGATGCTCTTAAATCAGCCATTATGCCACCTTCCATCC